AGAAACCCTCGGCTGCTCTTGTCAAATTAGAAACATTTTAAGTTATTGACAAAAAATCGAGTTATCCACAGGTTATCCACAGCCCTGTGTATAAGTATGGTTTTTTATAATAGTTTAAGCCTATCATGTTATCTCTTTTGCATGATGCGTGTATAGTCAGAATCATAATAAATAATCACTCCATGTGCTGTGTAATGATTGTATTTACCCTTGCGTTCATCTTGTCCTTTTAATGTGTGACATGATTGGCACAAACTCTGAAAGATATTTGTTTTAAATCTGTCAATATCTCTATTGTGTGGGAACACATGATCAACCTGTTGTGCTGCGGTTATCTTGCCTTCATGCTTACATCTAACGCACAGTGGTTCACGACTAAGTTGCCTTGCTCTTATACTGTTCCATGCTTCTAGGTTATATAACCTTGCATTAGCTTTACCCTTCTCGCTTATGCCACCACCATGTTGTAAACAGAATGATGATCTGCCTGTCTTTTTATTGCGGCATCCATACTCTTTACATTCAGTATTCAGTGGTGCAATTGGCATATCACTATCTTGTAATGGTTGACGCTATAACGCCAACACAACTGGACATTGCCTTTTATGAGATACGGTTTAACCGTAGGGCTACCGACCGCCACTTTGGTCAGCGTTACAATGTCCATGTGTCTTGACGCTACTTGATTAATCCCCGCCATTCAAGATGTTGGAAATGACTATCATCATCCGATCTTGCTTCATGCGCTTTATGTGGTGTGGATGATATTAGCTTCCATACATCGCCATCCCAATAGCTGTAATGAGAGAAACCGTATGATGATTTCCTCTCATATACGCCAATATGGACAGGTTTAATCCTGCCATCAAACCATGATGTAAATTTCATATCTTGTCTTGTATTGTCTTTTGTTTTATTCGGCAGTAGGTTCTTCAGTTGTTGTAATAGGTTCAATTGCCACCTCTACTGGTGTTTGATTCTTTAACTGCATTAGGTTGTTTAATTGTTCTAACGCAACATATTCAGCCGTATCTGGTTTGGCTTTCTTTAATGCGGCAGCAACTTCTTTAGGGTCTAGCGTGTTTATATATCCGGCAGCCGCTTGTGCTAATGATTGGTATGTAGTTGTCAGATGCACAATCGCATCATCTAATTGTTTGCTCATAATTATTCCTTATTTAAAACGTCTAAGTTTGTACATTGTTGAGTCGATCAAATCAGCAATCGCATCAACTAAATTTTGTATTTCTGCATCTGTACCAAATAATGATCTGCCAATCGTTACTGAATTGCTTATGTATTCCATATATGCAAGTGGTGTCATTTGCTCATATGATTCCGATTCAATTGGGAAATCACGCAATATGATTGTGGTCTTGCCTTGATATGCTTCAATGACAGCATCAATCAAATCAGGTATTGATTCGTAATACTCGCCCAATGCTTGATGTGCAGCATAACTTTCTGTTTGCCAGTGCATGATGTGTGTAACTGTTGCGCTATGCAGCAAACACATTACTAAATCGGTTAGCGTTTCTTTTTCTTCAGCTTCTTTAGCAATTTTGTATGTGACCATATCAATCCTTTGTTTGATTCAGTATTTCTAGCCATGCAGATTCAGGCGAATTTACCACAGCAACTTGCCCACGCCAATCATAATGCCAAATCCTTTGCTCTGGTGTTAAATTTTGCGCTGATAACGGTTTTGCCCCATCTTTTAATTCCAAAAGAATGTTTTTGCCCTTATAACCACATACTAAATCGGGAAAACCTTTGCCTGTAGCACTTGTAATGCTTACAGATACGCCTTTATCACGCAAAAATCGCACAATTTGCTTCTGATTGTCATCTATTCGGGCGATTCTCATACCATTTTATCCTTTTTTCAATCTTTTCCTGTGCCGTTTTTAAGTACATTTGACAAGCGTGATCTTTCATTAATGCGTAAAACGTAGCATATCTTTCTTTTGTGCATCTACCTAAACCAACCTGTGCATGGCTAGGATAATCCTTGATTGCTATGTGTTCGCATTTAATACATTTCACTTAATATTTTCCATGCTGTTGCTGCACACAATGGCACTTGTCCGTTACCAATGGCTTTAATTCTGTCCACTCTAGCGGCCAACCCATCAACCACTCGGTGAATGTTGGGTTCAATTTTCCACCAGTTTCCGCACCCACCAACAAAGCTAGACCCGGTGAATCTCTTTTGTTCAATGCCCTTGTCATTGATTCCTTTGTCCCTGTATCTTTGTAATCCCTCGTCACAGGAGTAGGCCATTGATTCATTTTCTTTTTTAATGATTTCCTGTTGTTGCTCCCACCGTCTAACCCTGTTGTGTTGGGTGTGTGTGAGCTGTCCACGCCATTTGGCGACAATCCATATCCTGTCCCTCTGATGGTTTGCTCCAACGTCTGCTGCTCCCAACACTCCCCATCTCGCATCAAACCCCATGCCGGCCAAGTCTCCGAGAACTCGTCCAAGTCCCCTAGAAGTGAGCATTGGTGAGTTTTCCACGAACGCATATCTTGGTCGTACTTCGTGAATGATCCTTGCCATTTCTCCCCACATTCCAGATCGCTCTCCATCAATTCCAACTCCTTTTCCTGCTGCGGAGATGTCTTGGCATGGAAACCCGCCAGATACAACGTCAACAATTCCTCTCCATCTTGTTCCGTTAAAGGTTTGAACGTCATCCCAAATCGGGAAAGTTTCGAGAACTTTGTCATTTTGTCTGGCGCACAATACGCTTGCTGGGTATGGTTCCCATTCGACAGCGCAGACTGTTCGCCATCCGAGAAGTTTTCCCCCAAGTATTCCTCCACCAGCTCCTGCGAAAAGAGCCAACTCATTCATAAGCCCTTTCCTTAATAATCTTTTGCAGCAAGCGCATCTTTTGCCATTGATAATTGTATATGTGTTAGCGTTTTATCACCATCTTGATGACGTTGCATAATCTTTTTTGCCCATAACTTATGGTCTGTTTTTGATTCTTGATTCTTAATGATCTGCGTTTCTGCTAAATACTTGTCGGCAATATCCTTTGTGATAGGCGTAGCAGGCGCAGGTAAGGCGATTTGCGCTTGTGGTATGTCTGCCCATTGACCATTGTTTATTTCCTCGTTTAAAGCCCTTTCCCATCGTGCCTTGATGTTGCTATACGTCTGGTTCTTTAAATCGAATGAACCAATCTTAGTGGTTGCCCAAAATATAGCCGGATGCGACCACTCGCCCATTTCGCCTTTTTCACGAGCAATAACACCGTTTAATGCTTCATAGTAGGCAGCAACCGCATCAATATCTGTCCGGCATAACTTTATAAATTGCGGTAATGATGGGCAATATTCCTGATTGACTAATGAGTTTGCACCTTTTGCAATTTCATCACGAGATAGTTTAGACAATTCCTGTGTCCATACTGCCTTTACATGATTAATGTCTGAATCGCCCCACATCAATTTAAATTTATTGCCATAGAAATTCGCCATCTTTATGAATAGGGCATCAATCCATGATGTAGGTATTTGATTATTCTGCATCGATTGTAAATTGCTCATCTTTAACGCCCTTTCCATAAATTTGCTCGTAAAATTCTCTAGTCTTACGTTCTTTTTCTGTTTCTACTGGTTTAGATTCAGTAATTTCATCTTCCCAACATTTCTGATTAAGCCATGTTGCCGGATGTTTTCTATATTTCTTATCAGGCGTATTTCGTACATAAGCATGAACCGCATGAAGTATTGTTGAAAGTAAACCATCATCAACACCAATTTGCTTCCATGCTTTTTGCGCTAATGGCTTTGATTTTTTATGATCGTATGCAGACCAAAAATCTTCAAACCCTAAAAAAGTATCTTTATTATTATTCTTAATTCCTAATTCATTATTATTAATTCTTAATTCTTTATTAGTTATTAGGGTTATGTCTGGGTTATCAGAAATAACCGATTGGGTTTCTTTTGCTTTCTTTGGTCTGCCGCCCTTCTTACCATTGTTTTTATTGGTATTTCCTTTGGCGTGATACTCGATTATTTTGGTATCGCAATGCTTTTGATGCCAACCATCATCATGCAATTCAAAAAATTCATTAAGAATTTGCACAACTATTTCACTATATTCTGTAAGTCGTAACCTACGAATAACCGAATGGGTTTCTGTTGGGATAGGTGATTCTGTATCGTAATAAAAATTTATAAGCCGGAAATAAACCGCTTCTTCTATTAACGATAAATGGGAAGTATGAAGATGCCAAACGGCAATCTCAAATTTGTAGTAATGCATTTATGCCTTTCTCATGGAATTGTTAATTCCGGCACTCACAAA